TATCACCAATCTTTAAGTCTTTAATGTTCATCGCTTATTCTCCTATCTCCTCGTGATACTTTCGCAATGTTTCTTTCACACGCTTTGCAGCTTCTTTGGTTTGCTCTTCTGTATGGAAATAGTTATAAGAATCGTGACACTTTTGATTCCAAGTATCATAGTCTTCACGTTCATTCGTGGAACGAAGGTAGCAAGTTAACCGATGGTATATATAACCCTTCTTTGCTCTCCACCTTAACTTCTCCACTCGCTTCTCTTCTGCGTTCCACTGATAACCATTATCTTCCAGCGTATCAAAGAATTGTATCTTTTCTTCTTCTGTGGCGTGACGAAAGGCGTAGATATTCCAATGTTTATTATTCCTGCGAGTATTGTTACAATGAGATTCAAAATCTTCTCTGTTGTCGCTGCATGTCGCTTTGAAAATCAACATTGTGTCACCTAATATGCTATGAAGCACGTCCCCGTCCTTGAACTCTTGCTCTTCTTTCTTTTCCTCTGTCTGTTCTTCTTTCTCAAATACCACACTTCCGTCCTTAACGATTGCCTTGCAACCTTCAGGGATGGTGATTGTATCACCGCATTGTAATTCTACTTTCATAGTTCTTCTATTTGTTTGTCAATTCGTTTAAAACTTCTGTCTAATGCTTCCTTAAACTCTTCAATTAAAACTTCGGGCATAAATGTAAATTCATCCCCATTAGATGGCTCTGACGTTATCCACAAATATTTTTTACTTTGCAACTTAATTTTAATTGCAGACAAACGTCCATGGTCGTCTAATAAACGCTTTGCTTTCTCCGCTTTTTCAAAATCCATACTATATATTTTTTTCTATATTGTTTCTATAGTCATCAAGTTCCTGTAATGCTTTATTCTTTTCCAAAATAGCATCTTCTTTCATCCGATCTGCCATTTCATGAAAGATTTCTTTAGTGTGATTATTCAAATACTCTAAGAAATACTTTGCAAAAATAGCATTGTCCGGAGCAAAGTCAGAATAGGTATCACTACTACCTTTAAGCCCCGAATATGACCTATAAGAAAGATGAATATTAAAACTTTGTATAGATTCTCCCTTGATGAATCCATCATCGTGTTTATCTAATTCATCTTTATAATCATTAAGCCTTCTTTTAATTTCAGGTAATCTAACATTAATGAAATTTTTTAATCTCTTACTTTCATTATTAAGAAATAAGATATATTTTGTGACATCTAATTTCATACTATTTACTTTTTACGTTTCTTTTTTCTTTTACTTGCGTAGGGTGTTGACCCTGCACGTGATTTGCTCTTTCTGTTAGGTAAGTAACAGTCAATCACTTCCGCAGGATTTAAATGCAAGGGAATAATGTACTCTCTTTCTAATTCTTCCATACGCTAATCAATTAATTCAAAACTATAGGCTACCACCCACGGGTTACTCTTCCATGTGCCTCTGCTTATACTGCTTGTGTGCTCTAACAGGAGTTGTAATAGCATCTATATAAGACCAACCACATATATTCACTCTCGTATTAACAGTGCTTCTATTGATAGAATAGTGATTACACCACTGTTGTAAATCCATCGTAGTGCCATTGATTGTAATAAGAATATTACTTCTTTTGTTATCTGCTTGTTCTTGTGCTGTTGCCCAGCGACAATTTGATGGGTTATAGCCTAAGTTATTATCTTTTCTATCAAGACTTAGAAAAGCATTATACCCGTGCGACAAAGACCATTTGCAGAACTCTTCAAAATCAGCATCCCATTCATAACAAACAGAGATTCCACGTCCTCCATACCTATTGTAGCATGGATTGTTTGGATTATTACATCTGTTCCTCATTCCGATCCATATTTTATATAGTCTTTTATTCTTCTGTCTATAAGTTTTCTCTCTGCTTTTAATTAAGCAACCGCATGATTTTGTGTTCCCTGAAGTTAGAGATTTAGTTCTTACGATAGTAATATTACCACACTTACATAGACACCTATAATAAAGCTGCCTCCAGCAATCCTTATGGTCGAAAGACAATACTTTAAGCATCCCATATTCTCTCCCTATAATATTTTTTCTATTCATATTCATCCCTTATCCTTTGTCATTGTCTTTGTGCCGTCAAGCACAGCCTTTGTAAGGCAATACTTGTCATTAAACATTATCTTCTTCATACGCTTTATTGTTCTTATAATTTTCTTCTATGGCTTTAAAAATCTCAAACGCAACTTGTGGTACCCAGGCATTTCCTAACGATTCGATGCTTTTGCTTCGCCATTTTGCGAAAGAAAGGGTAAGGTCAGCCATTCTAAGGGGTAGCCCATCATCTCTGTTACATATAGGGGATTGAGTTGGGAAGTTCCGCCACCAACTTTGTGGGCAATCTGCTCTGCCAAATTGGCTTTCGGCTTGCCATGTTTCTTCAGGGTATCCATTGTCATACCTGAGCGCATTCCATCCTTTGCCATTGGTGTTAAAAGAAGTCCTGAACATGCCATTGCCGTCAGTCCTTTCCCCATTTGACTGCTCGCATTGATCTTTGTAGTCCACTTCGTACCCTCCGATGCATTGGGTGTCGGGAGAAGCTGCATCTTTGCGCATTTTGCCAATGTTGGTCGCTCTGTTGCATTTTTGCTCAATGATTTGTTTATGCGTCCTGGCCCTTTGTCTATTGCTGTCGGTGTTGGCAGCAATAGAGGACTTAGAAATTCCGTTTTGCCCTCCTTGTTGCAAACTTTCAGCCCTTGCGTCTGTACGGTGGGCAACAATCCATACTCTGTCTCTTCTGTGTGGTGCTCCGACGGCACAAGCCGGAATAACAATCGGCTGGACCGAATATTCTGCATGCTCAAGGTCTTCACAGATGACATCAATAGTGAATTGTTGCTCTGTTCTGCATATGTAATTCTCTTCGAATAAATCATCCGTGCGTCCCACTTTAAGCGCATTACTGGGTTGTACCATTGAGAGGATTCCATTAACGTTTTCACCAACAACCCAAGTGGGCTGAATTTGCCGTATTGCTCGTAACATTTCGCCCCAGAGATAGCGGTTATCTTCCGCTCCCTTTCGCTTACCTGCAACACTGAATGGTTGACAAGGGAATCCTCCTGTGAGAACATCAATGCGTCCTCTCCATTCGGTGAAATCTGTTTTTGTAATGTCTTCATAACTTATTGAATTTGGAAACCAATACTCCAAAACTTTCCGCTGAAACTCTTGTATTTCACAATGAAACACATTGGTCCAGCCTATCCACGAGGCAGCGAGTTCTGCTCCACCGATGCCTGAAAAGAGGCTTGCGTGAGTATGTTTCATACGCTTTACTTCATTAATTCGGGGGTGTCTGTTACATTGCCAACCACATCCCAATTTTCGATATTATGCTCATATATAGGCGTGCGTACTGGGTAATGCACGCCATCTTCTACGGAAAGGAAGAAAGCTCCCTCATGAAAGACGACCTTTCGGTGATATACTTTATTCATGTTATCTTTTCTTTTTCCAATATATTCGAGTATATCCCCCTCAAAGATTTTCTTCCCGTTCTTGTCTTTTAAGCCCGTATACTGACCGATGGTGTCAGGATCAACCTCCCATGCCTTTCGGGACGTGTTATTGACATTCCGTGATATGTAATGGGTTTTTAAACCCTCGTTGTGGGTGTAGTCACCGTACACCCACTTTTTTGTCGCTTTGTCTTTTCCTCTGAATAATATTTCACGCTTCATATTAATCTTCTATTTTGATTGGTACTCCATATCCGTCCATAGCACCTAAGACTATGATGTTTCCGTTCTCTACTTTGAAACCTGCTTTAACGTGTCCGTCAAAGTCGATTTCGATAATACCGCTTTCGTTTGGTTTGTTTACTCTTTTCATATTACTTTTCTATTTTTAGTTCCTTAAACACTCCGTACCCACCACGTCCACGTGTTAACCTATGAAAGTTTTCACACAAAACATCGCAGGTTAGAGAGTATCCATCTTTATTTAAATCACACTCATCGCAATGGATTCTATAATCTTCGACTGTTGCAGTGAAGATGTACTGCTTATCGTTATCTTATTTGCTTTCAAACTCCAAATAGACTGCTAATGACATCATGAATAGCGACACACAGAACAAGACAAAAAGAAGTCTGCTAATTGCGTCAACGTGTATCACCCATGCTATATCCCAATTTACAAAGGCAAATACCATGTAAAGGACTATAAAGAAAATAACACACATTTGTAATAATACTTTAATCATTTTGCAATCCTCCAATTAATTACCTTGTTTGTACTTCGCATACGGACGTGAAATCCATATAGGCTCTGACTTGATAAACCAACCGCCCTGCAACAACTCTGCACGTGACATTGGTTCGCTCGTTTCAAAGGATATATTCTTTCCACAACGAGCGCAATTACACTCCTTAATCACTACGTACCTGCGTTCATTGTCAGCGAGTGGGGCTGCGTACATTTTCTCGATATGTACGTGTCCGAATAGTCTACAAATTAGTTTCTTAATCATAATTTTTCGATTATTTAAAAATTCTATTTATTATCAACGCTGCTGCAACTCCCCAGCCACTGAATGCTATTGTGTATGCAATCCATCTTGCCATAGAAAACCTCTCCAATGCTTCAGCATAGCTATTTTTGAATTTAATTGCATCACCAAAATGATTCTCAAAGGTTTTCGTGCAGGCTTCAAACAATATCCTTTCTATTTTCCTGCGCCCTTTCTCTGTGATGATGGCCTTAAATCCGTCATTCTTATACAAGCCGTTTTCACATGAGAAAACATCAGTGTAGTAAACAGTGTCTCCGTTGTATTTATCTTTAAGTCCAACTCTAATATCAACTCGAAAGACACCACGTTCTTGGTAATATTTCTCTGCTAAATCACGTATTTTCGTATCGTTCAATTCGGCTTTCTTTTGAAGTCGGTCATACTCATTCTCGCTTAATTGCACTATTCTATTTCCCATACTAAATTTCTTTTAATCTAAATAAATCAGCCTGTGTTATACCCTCGAACCAATTAGGCATCATCGGGTCATGCTTGTAGAAATTTTCGTATTTCTCCTTAGGTATTTTCCACTGACTTTCGTCATATTGGAAAGCCCAGTCATCCCCAAACCTCTCTACCATCTTATCACGCGCTTCTTCGTAAGTCTCGGCTTCTTCAACGTGATAACAGTTGTGATGTTGAACGTTACGAAAAGGGAATGTAAAATAATATCGTTCCATAATTATCTTCTTTTAGGTTTATTTTTTCGCTTTCTCTTCCTTTTGTTGGCGTATGGCGTTGAGCCACTACGATTCTTTTTAGGCGCACATACAACTCTGTGCAGATACTCGTCTGCAACATTCGGTCGAATGATAAATGGGAAATAGTCAGTAAATTGTTCCATAGTCAATATATTCGCTTAATAATTCTCCGTATTTAGTAGAGACTGAAGTTTCATAATCTCTAATGTATAGTTGAAATATGTCTACTCTATCTAAAACTTGTGTGTGTACATATCGCAACCACTTTGTTTTAAGAGGTACATAATTTATGTATGCTTTGCAAGCCTTTTTAATCTTGCGTGGAATTAGTTTGCCCATAACTTTATCTCGTTTCGTTCTAATAATTTTCTGTAATACTCATTCTCTTTTTCGAGTTTGGTAATGATACCTTTCAAGCGTTTAACCTCTACATTGTAGCGGTCACGCTCAAAACTCTCATAGTTCGTGCTATGACAGGTACAGCGTTCAATGTCGTTACTTACAGCTACTGCCATACAACCGGGGATAAGAACTTTGCCGACACCTTTAATCTTTTCGTAATGGCATTTCATAACCCCAATGCTTGTTTAATTCGTTCCTTGTAGTCCTCGTTGGCAGCCTGCTTGGCTTCTGAAAGCGAGGGTCGACAACCAAGAAAAAGAGGGTTACGCCAAATTTTAAAGAATTCATCCCATCGTACAACTTCGTATCTCCCAACAGGGCAAAGTGCAAATTCTCCCTCGATGGTAACGTCATCATCTTTCCAATCCAATTCAGGAATATTCTCCACCACGCTCTCACGCCCTGCGTTGAAAGCTGCCATGATGTCGTTTCCTTGAAACAAAGGCATATTAGGAAAGTTGCCATCTTTAAAGTATATGGCATTTTCTTTTGCCTTTGTAAGATATTCTTCAGCTAAATCTTTCTGTTTCATATTGGATTTATTTTAGTTATTGTTCTACACATGTCCTAATTGATTATTTTTATTCCGTATCTGCTATGAAGCAATTCTGTTGCCCATTTAGGCGCTTGTGTTTTAAAAATAGTTCTGTTGGCGGGCGAATGTTGCTCGCCGCTTGCGGGGGCATAGTCTTCTAATTCAGATACGTATTTTTTTAGTAGTTCGGAAAACTTTTCATCAGGAACTTCGGAACCGTCAATGTGAAACCTTTTTTTTATATATTCCACATCAGACAAAAAAGATTTATTATAGACTAAGGCTTCGTTATTCCCAAGAATGTACACAATAGCGAATAACCTTGCACACGTATCTATCGTTATAGCAGGAATATTTGCCGAAAGGCAAGTGTTGTTCCACAAATCTTTTAACGTTTCCATTTTCTTACTTTTAATTGTCCATGTTTTCTATACAATGCGTTATATTCGCTATCACATAAGATCGTATCATATATCTGCTCATAAGTAAAGTTCGGCATTGTTTCTGCAATTTGGGGGATAGTCAGATCTGCACTTATCAAGGATATAACCTTATTTCTATCCAACTCAACTATAGCGTAATCATCCTCCTTATAGGTTGGCTTCCTCTTAATTGCTCTTTTTTGACTTTCATTGTTCGCCCAATCAGACTTGTACTTCCAAGAATCACCATATCCCCACCTCTGTACAAGTCTTGATACAGTGTTTCTATCACATCCAATAACGGCTGCGATCTGACGTGGACTCATTTGCCACGCTACCATTTTACTTAATTCCTCTTTCCAATGCCCATATTTCTGAGCTTCTTCAGAATTAGATTTCCCTATGGGTCTTCCCAAAAGTACTCCCATCCTCATTCTAAGACGCAACCCTTCTTTCGTCCTCTGTCTGATCATCTGCCTTTCAATTTCAGCAGATAGCCCAAAAGCAAAAGCAAGAACTTTACTACTTATATCATCACCCAACACGAATTTATCCTTGACCGTATATATAATGCACCCTTTCTCCATACAGAAATGCAAAATATCCATAACCATGTATAAATCACGACCGAGACGTGATATTTCAGAACAAACTATTTTATCTCCATTCTTAACAAGTTGTAGAAGTGGACCTAAATTTCTTTTATCAGGATCCTTACCCCCACTAACTCCCTCATCTGTTATGAACTCGTCAATCTTCCATTCTTTATTTTTGCAGAAAGTCTCAACTCCCTGCTTTTGCGAATTTACATCCTGCTCATCAGAAGAAACTCTTAAATATCCGTATATCATTTTATATATTATTAGTTATTAGTTCTTATTTGAGTAATTATTTAATAGAATTCCATGCCATCTGCATGGAATAACAGATGGCATGTTTGTTTAATTTTTGATTTTCTTTACTTTGTACTTTCTCCATAGGCTATCTAAATTTAATTGTTCTACTCTTATTTGTATTGGTTTAGGGGCTATGCCTGTAACCCCAAAACTCCCATTCTTTTTATAATTATATAAAAGTTTCTTACAATATCTTTCATAGTTATATAAACACATCCCATTCATTATACATTCGTACATCCGTGCCAAGACTTCAGGGACTTGTTCTAAGGAATCAGCTTCTCCCATATGAAGCGTTTTTAAAGCATACCCCATTAAGCAAGGGTACAAGTATTCTGTCACGTGGGAGTTTATTTCTTTCATATCCATAGTTTCAAGGTATCTTTTTGTCATCATAGCCTCATTAGCTATGAGTTCTAATTTAGCTTTGCGTTCATCTATGCTTTTAGCTTTTAACCCAGAGTTGCGAAGCATATACTTATAAAAGCCTTGTTTATCGCTAACTACAAGATTATCAGACTTGATATTGTGAATGTCGCCGTCACGGTATGTTAAATAACATTCAGAACTAAAGTTAAATTTCCAAGCCTCTGCAACCAACTTAGCAGCTTGCCAATAATGAGTTTTACCATTAATCATGATACTTATGCGCACTGTAGCTTTCCTCCCTGCTACGGTAAAGTAATAAGTAGCCTTTTTCTTTCTTCCTCTGTATCTGAATTCTGCATCACGTGTTACCTCTAATCCTGGAACACTGACTACAGGTCTAAATATCCTATTTTCCATACTCCTTAATCAATTTAATATAAAACACAAACCGTGCAAAGTCTCAAACATTCGATTTTTGCCTATTTATTTCTCCTCTGTTGCGTTCAAATTGATTTTTGGTATAACTATATACCCAACAAATTTTTAACGCCTTAGAACGCATTATTTAAAGTTTTCAGTTTTTAACCCGTTAATAGGGCTTACTTGCTGATGCAAGAAGTGTCCTTATCTTCGACCTGCTTAAATACCCGCATGCAACCATCCCGCTATGCTGCATAAACTCATCCAAGCCTCTTTCTCCTCCCCCGTACTCGTCAACTTTACGGGTGATGTAGATTGCGAGGGCTTCCTCTCCCGTGGGCTCCCTGCTCGTGGATACCCGTGCCCGCTGCGCTCTGTCGTCATACTTTGCAGCAAGCTGCTGCCAATATGGGAGGAAGTTCGTTTTGTACGCCGATAGGATGTCGCCCGTGTCGAAACTCTGATAAGAACGCTTGCTCTTGAATCGGCTTTGGTAACATGCGAAGTAGAGAAAGACCTGATAAATGCTTGCTCCTCGGTTCTCGGAAAAGAACATCTTGCTTGTAATCTCTATCGCTTCTTGGTTCGGATTTGTTCCACTCGGTGCAGTCATGGTAAAAAGTCCCAAAACTTGTTTCCTTATCACCGTGAAGCCTAAACCGACCGTACTATACATCCCGTCCAGGTCTCCTATAGCCACGTACGGGGCTTTGTAGCACACTTCTTCGTTGCCGATTACTTTCCACCACTCTTGAGGCTTGAAAAACTCCTCAACTGATTCCTTGGTGGGGTACTTGCTCTTAAAAGAAGTCTCCGCCTGGGTTTTCGTCATACATTCGGAGGGTGTTGGCGACCCTTGCTCCCTCTGTACGCATGTACTCTTCCTCGTTCCGCTCGTAGTCCCGTAAGAACTGTTCCTTTGGACTAAGTTTTCGTTCGTTATTTCCATTGCTTCGTGCGTTTTCTCTTTCTTCCTGCTCTCGTTGGATCTGTAGGTGTTTTCTCATCCAATCGAAAGCATGTGAATAATAATCTCTTCTGCCTCTGTCGTGATAGGTCTGTTTTATAGTGCACTCGCTTGCAAACTCATCAAGCAGTTTGTCGTACTGCTCCATGGTGATGTGCAGATTCATGCATGAACGTTCCTTGACGCTTTGGTCAGCTTTTAGTTCTTGATAGAAATCATTCTCTAAAAATTCAGAATTTGAATTTACTTCCTCCTCGCACGTGCGCGCGGGGGAGGAGGAGGGGGAATTTTCTTTCTTATATTCTTTCTTTCTTATATTCTTAGTATTGTATTCGTTTTTTGCAAAGTTGGAGCGTTCTGTGTCGCCATTTGTGATACACTCTGTGTGTCGTATAGGGTAACATTCATTAGGGGTACTACTCTGTAACTCGCTGAAATCGTTGCTTTTACAAGTTTTTTCTGTGTATTCGTCTGTGTATTCGTCTGTGTATTCGTCTGTGTATTCGTCTGTGTATTCGTCTGTGTATTCGTCTGTGTATTCGTCTGTCTGATACTTGTTATAATTAAGTATTGATACACAGCTGATTACGTTGTTTTTCTGTGTATTCGTCTTCCCTTGTTCTTCTAACGTCTTCAGGAAACGCTTTACTTTGTTAATACTCCAGTGCCATCGTCCCGCAAGTTGTCTAAGACTTGTATACACTGTTCCCCTTTTTCGTTCGACCTTAACACCTCTGTACAAGCCTATACTGTTTCTGTATTCAGCCTGCATAATCAAGTCCACCCACGCTGCCCATTTGCATAGCGGTTCTGCGTTAAATAATTCGTCTTGGTTTGGGTCTAAGATTCTGTACAACTTGATGTAACCACCTTTCTTAGTCATTGTATGGTTGCACCTCCTTATCGAAAACGGGAAATCGACCCCTTGTCTCCGTTCCGCATCAGAACGTGCCACGTCTATTACAGAGGTAGCAGGGGTGATTTCCCGTTGTTTATTTTCCTTTCCTATCATGATGCGTTTATTTTAGACCCTACAAAGGTAATCAAAGTGTTTGAAATACAATCACTTTTGCAAGGTTATTTTTCATATCAAATTCAAATTATAGTCAACCCTAAGCCCTGCGATGGCTGCGTATACCCGTTTGCCCGTTGCCTTTCTCATTTCCCGTACAAACTTTCTATCATCGCTATTGCCGTTGGATAGGTGTATGAGTAGTATCTCCCTTGTGCTGCTTAAGTCAAGCCTTTTGGCTGCTTTAATGACATTGTTGAGGCTCATGTGGCTTCGTCTTATTCTGTCCTTTAGTGGCTTTGCTAAGTCTTGCATATGTAGGATATAGTCGTCATAGTTCGCCTCCATTAACCAATGGTTCACGTCTGTGAAGTCATAAGGCACGTAATCTACGTGCCCGTCATCTGTCACCACCTCTCTGCTGAATGCCTGACAGTCTGTAAAGAAACAGATCCGTCCTGCATCCTCGTGACTTATCAGAAAACCGCAAATAGGGCATCTGCTTCCATCGGTGTTATAATGAACAAGGGGGAAAGGCAAGACTTTAAAGCCTCCCACCTTTTCCCATCGTCCTGAAAGCGAAAGGGGGCGAGCGTTCTGCTCGCTTATCCCTTTCTTCTCTATCACCTCGGGGAGAGTAAATATACTGAAGCCTGCACTATCGTACTGCTTTAGGTAGCCTGCGTGGTCGTTGTGGTAATGCGTACAAAGAACACCATGAATCTTTGCTACATCCCACCCAAGGGCTTTTTTTACTTCGTTGTCAAAAGGTAGCCCTGCTTCTAAGATGATAGCCTCATCCTCGTTCTGAATGATGTAGCAATTTCCATTAGAACCGCTGCCTATTACTGTCAATGTCATATTCATTGTATCTACTCTCTTTTGTCGTTGTTAATTGTTAATGTTAGATTGGACATTTTCTCCCGCTGCTCTTTGCGGGTGCTGCCTGCTCGGGTTCAAGGTGCAGATTCTCGGGCTCGCCTCCCACTTCCTCGTAATCGGCGTTCTCCTCGAAAGAATCACGGTGAACGGTGGGGGTCTGTGATGGCTGCCTATGCAATATCTGCTTCACTTCCTTGTTTGCTGCCTCGAGTTCTGCCTCTGTAGCATCAGGAGGGGTCATTGCGAGATCTCCGTCCTCTTCAGTGTTGAAGTTGTCTTCTGTACCGTCCAAGGCAATTTTGCAGGCTCTCGCAATAACTGTCTTCTTAGCCATCTGATCCGTGAAGTTCAGGTGCGCACCGCTATTGCCTTTCATAGATCCCTGCTGCCATGCCTTGCGGATCATGTCCATCGTCATTACTTCGATATACTTCGTTCCGTCTTTCAGGATAACCACCGCATAGGCTGCTTTGATTTTGGTAGTATCCATATTCTCAAGGCATGTTTTATGCTCTATTAGTTGGTAGCACCCGTCAACGGAAATAAATGAGAAATCGTCATCCTCGTACACCACTTGTGCGTGAACATCCGCTATGTTGGTATCTCGCTTTGCTCGCATAACCTTTCCCGTGTATCTCTCCCAAAACTCAAGACTGTTACCGCATGGAATGAAGTAACAATGCTTCTTTGGGTGTTCGCCCCTGATACACATTTCCAGGAGGCAATTGCAAATGGAATCTTTCGTACAGACGTCAATTGCTTTCTGATGTCCTCTATTCTCTACCGTCTGAAGATAGAGCCATGCACTTTTCAGGGCATTTGCTGCTTCGTATCCGTGTGGAAGTACAAGTTCTCCCGACTGCTGCATGGCGTTGACACGCTCTAATGTCTTAGTGATTGTACTTTCCTGCACTTGCTTAAGTGCAGTGTTGTTCTGTGTTACAAGTTGGGTCTGTGCTTGTCCTGACTGTGCTCCTGATGGGGCTGCATTGTTAGTTGTTGTTGTCATAACTTTCTTTTATTTTTTGATGTTAGTAAAAATGTTCTATGCAAAGGGGTAACAATAAGCGTTACCCCTTATTCTTTGGTGATTAATTTTAGTATTAAGCCTTAAGCCGTTATGCTATCACTGTGAGGCGTGGATCCCTCGACACGTTGAGGCTTATCTGTTGGCTTCTGCTTGGTAAGATGTCGTTGACACTCTCCGCATTATCTATTATGATTGGTGCGTATGTGTCGTTGAATCTGCACATTGCGTTTATGAGGTCAATACCTGCATTTATCTTCTCACTGTTGGAAAGGTCGGAGTATGGAACTCCGTGCATGGTGAGTATGCAGGTGGGCTTTACGTTACCGTTAAGCTGCGTTTGGAACATTTCAAACTTCACGTTCTCGAATAGTCCGTTAACCCTTGTTTGCAGGTCTTCTATCGTGGCGTGCTCCAGGGCTTCCGCCTGATAGTCCTGCTTTTCAAGTTCTGTCAACTGTTGGGTCATGTTCTTTTGCTCTGCTTGAAGCTCTTTAATGCGCTTCTTCCTGCTCTTTATCTCCCCCTCTATTACGAGTTTGTCTCGTAGTTCGTCACGCCTCTTGGATAGTTCCTGCTTATCGTGCTCTATGGCTTCTACTCGGTTAGCACTGTCCGTCTGATTAGCTTCCGCCTTGATCATGTCATCAAGAACTTTCTCTTCTCTTTCGATGTTGTTCTTAAGCGTTATGTACTCCGTTGTTCCCTCTACTGGGGATACTTGGTTGTATCCATACTTCTTTAACTCCTCGAGTAGTTCCTCCGCTTTCGTTATCTGTTCGTTGATAGTTGCAATCTTTTCTTTAGCACCGTCCATCAAAGTCTCCAGGCTTGACTTGTCTCTCTTTAGCGTTTCGGCTTGTTTGTCGAGGTCGTCCTGCGCTTTCTGATGTCTCTCGTTGAACTGCTGCTCTGCTTTCGCTTTGAGTTCCTCTACCTGCTCGGATGGCAAGTGTTGACCGCATGTCGGGCATGTCTCCTTTGTCTCGTCCCATGTAAACGTCTCGTTTTCCACGCTTTCCCATGATTCTCTAAAGTCCTGCATTCGCTTAGCAATATCCCTTAGCTTATCACTGTAGGTGCGCTTCTCTTCCTCGGCAAAGGCTTTCTTTGTGTTCAGGTTCTTAATCTTACTTTCAAGGTCTGCCTGATCATCCATCCACTCCCGTTTGAGTTGCTGATTCTTTTTGTCAACATTGTCTACCATATCTTGCAGATCTTTCTTCATTGAGTTGATTTTACTGCGCTGCTCTGAACGTTTCTTAAAAACATCATCAGACACCGTACTAAGGTCTTTTATCTGCTCATCGCACGCTTTTATTTTCTTCTCAATGTCTGCAATCTCTTTGCGTATAGCCTCGAAGTCCAAGTCTTGTTCATTCGCCGAGTTTATCCAATTTTGATTTTCAGATATACGGCTGGGCATTGTTTCAAGGCTTTTCTTTAGTTCTTTCATCTTGTAGCTAAGATGTGCCCTGAACTCCTTTAGGTCTGTACCGCTTAGTTCCTTGATGATTGTTTTGAAATCTTCGTTTTCTCCTGCCACTTCCTCAACACTGCGTTCGCCTACCATCCGAATGAGTAACTCTCGCTGATCATCTGCTTTCAGCTTAGGGAAATATGCGGGGTTGGTGATAGCTTTAAAAAGGCTTTCACTTATAAGGTTGGATATTTCCGCCTGATAGTCCTGCGCCGTATACTTGTTACCGTCAATGAAGCAGTCTGTTGTGTGTCCCGTCAACTCTTCTTCATCGTGTCCCTTGACTTTCTTCCAGGTCTCTTTGCGTACCTTTTCAAGTACAATATCACGTCCGTCTGCTTTTATATCCAACTTGACACTGTTGTCTAAGTGGTGGATGATGTCGTTATTCTCGTCCTTTGGGTCAATGCCAAAGACTGTCAGCCCCTCGCTATTCTTTCCGAAAAGCACCCAATTAATAGCATCCGCCGTTGTGGTCTTTCCCGTGTGGTTAGCACCCATGATTTGCGTTATAGTCGGGTTGAAGTCTATAGCTAAATCTTTAACCCCTTTGAAGTTCTTTACTTCAAGTCTCTTTAAAATAATTTCCATACTTATTGGTTGGTTGTTAGTTGATTATCTGTAAATTGTTTTACACCATTTGATACCAAAACTTTGTGATATCCTTGCCTAAGAAGAATTTGCTTTTTGTTGCCTTTCTCCTCATAGCCTGAATATGCCCTGCTTTGGTATGGTTAAGAAGTGTGTTGCGATGTATGCCTAATAGTTTGCAGGTATCGCTTACACTGTACCTGCCCGTAGGCTTGACGCTTGGTTGTTCTGTTACCATACGCTACCATGCTATAAAGTTCCTTATCAGAAGTTCTACTGCCTTGTCTGTAAAAATGATAGCTGCAATGCCTAACACTGTATATATGTTAGCTTTCACAACCTCACCATTTGTAAAGGTGTCACCCTCTCCGAGGATGCTTGAGTATAACTCATTGCGCTTTGCGCACCATGCTGAAAGATTTGTTTTCATATGCTTTAACTGTAATTTTAATTTCATGTCATAACTGAATGTTACTTAACTTGTCGATTATGCCCTCTCTCTTAAGAATGTTACGGACGCCTGCCTCTGTCATCTTATGCTTACTTGCAATCTGACTAATGGTACGATACGGTCTGTAACCTCTTCCCATAAGTAAAGGGTTTAATTTCTTAAAGTCTGCGATAATAGCGTTATTACGTTCTTTCTTTCGCTTCTCGTAGTCGGTTAAATAAACTTTTTCTGTCATTTCTTTTTCTCCTTGTTGTTATGTTAATTAGTGCACACGCCCTAATCGAATAGAAGCAACCTTGTTTCAGTTGCAGCGAGGCTTTGTCATTGTTGCCTATACTTATAGAGGTATAGGCAACAATGTATAGTCTTGTAGCGTGCTTCTTAAAAGGGTTTAAACACCTCTTTGCCTGCATGCTAAAAAGTTTCATTCATATCTAAGTTAGCCGTCTACTAAGTCCATCATGAGGTCTCGGCGTTCCCGCTACTCATAACACTTTTCGACTATTTGTATCAGCATTTTAAAGATCACTTTCTTTTCTCCTTTCACTTTGTGGAGGGCGGGGAATCGAACCCCGTTCGCTTGATAATTTGCTTTTCGTTTCTTTTTGCTACCATTCACCGACCGTATCGGTTAGTCCCTCCGTTGTGCCCTTGCTATACTCCCGTACCACGCAGGCTATATCGATAATCTTATCTATGAGAATTATTTTTATTAGCTATCGATTTGCTTATATCAACTTTTCTTTCTATTTTTGCGTCACGTTTCGTAACGTGTTTCGTAACGTGTTTCGTAATACGTTTGCAAAGATAACAAGAAAGTTTGCTACTTGCAAGAAAATATTAAGATAATTTGCTAATTTAAGTTATATTAACAATAAAGTTTGTTATTATGGAAAGAAAAGAAAGGTTTAAGGAAGCCTTTGAATATCTTAAAAGCAGGGGAACTGCACACACACAAAGAGATATAGCCTTAAAAATGGACTCTTCAGAAGGGAATATATCTAAGGCTATGAAAGGGGACGAACGTGTTTTAACCAATCGTTTCCTCCGCCGCTTTAATGAAGCGTACGGGAACATCTTTAATATAGAGTGGCTTATAGACGGTGTTGGCGAGATGCTCGTTGTCAATAATGGGAATATTGGGAATCTTGTAATTGGGGACGGGAATACAAACACCAACCAAGGAGGAGGAGGAAACACCACTAATAACAGAGACACGACCACCACCACTACAAATAATTATAGCGGTTGCGGGTGTGGAGACGTGGACACAGAAAACACGTTAATAACCTCGTCAATGTATCAAGCCTTGTTTGACGAACTATCCGCACAAAGGAAAATAACAGAAAAGGCGCAAGCGCAAATAGATACGCTGCTTGACATTATAAGGGGTATTTCAGATAAATAACTTATCATTAAAAATAATAACTAAAACAAAAAAGAAATGGAAAACGAAGAAAACAAATCAGGCGGTTGGGAGTTCTCTACAAAGTGGGTGCTGAACTCTCTGTATATTTCAACCATCGTTATTTTTATCCTTGGTCTGCTCGTTATGGGTGTAGGCTTTACTATGAATGCAAGTACAAACGGTGAGTTCGGACTTATGTACGTACTCTATGGCTTGTTGATCGAACCCGTTGCAGCGTTCTTCATGGGGCTTTGGTTTATCTGCAAATGTCTGTCACATGGTACAAGCGATCCGAATGAATAGAGATAGCCTCAACGGTCAGGAAACTGCTGCTTCTACTCTTACAGACGCTTCAGACGTAAAAGCGATTGTTGCACGGTTCTTTGAAGCCCTTGCGCTGCTCACAGAAAGGCGTGTTATCCGTGGTAAGAAGACGTTCTGTGTGCGGTATGGCATTAACCGTTGGAACATGAACTATTGCATTGACAACCCTGAATCAGGAATATTTAAAATGTCATGGCTTGCTTACCTCGTGCGTGATTATAAAGTGTCCGCTAATTGGCTGCTGCTCGGCAAAGGTGAGCCGCTTCCTCCTCCAACGGGGGAAGAACTGAAGCGTTGGGAACGGTATAAAAAGAGGAAAGCACAACGTTCGTGAAGCACCTTTTTAGGAGTGTTAAAATAGTGCTTTGCATGCAAATAGCATGCTGATAGAAAATATAGCGTCTGTAATTATCTGATACAATGTTATATAAGTTATACAAGCGCAATGCCTGGAAAGCGTGTAAACGCCTAAAGCGTTTCGGGGGTTCGAATCCCCCTCTTTCCGCAAAATATGGTGTATGAAGCCCCTAAGTCATAATGGCTTAGGGGCTTTTCGTTGTCTTTCTACCTGTGGTTGCAGGCATTTTAAAGTGTCGTTTTCACTCTTTGGAAGTTTGAAAGAGTAGAAAATCTTTTCTTTGTAAAGCTCTTCATTTCTCTCTATCGTGATGAAAAAACATCTATATCAACCGTATGTGGATATAAGATATGAGGAAATTCATATTAATTAGATAGGCTTTTAATTTCTGTTTTTTAATTCTCAGGTTGCAATCTGAGCCAATGAGCGGAAGCGATCTTGCAGTTCCTTTATCTTTTTCATTAGTTCTTTGAAGTCCAATGGAGTGCCATAGATAAAACCTTTCTTCATATTGTTGTAATCAGTTTCGAAGTATGAGAGGAGTTTTTCATCTGGAATGATCTGTATTTTGTCTGGTAATTCCTTGTTATAATCAACAGATCCTACATGATAGAAGTACCGTCTATGCTCCACAATATCACCGTATAAAGCAAGATCTTTGAGTGCTATGTCTACATAACGGGTATGCATCAGCTTCTCAAGGTCATAAAAATGACGTGACATGCGGTGGGTTCTTGGTTTAGGTTTCTGATATTCTTCACATAATAGGAATGCTTTTTCCAATAAAGTTCTGGCAGGACTGACCGTTCGAATGGTTTGTATGAAATCAGAATCAACATCTTCATCCGAGTAAACCTCTTCTATTAAAGAGGAGATTCTTCTCGGTTCAAAAGGTTCATCCATAGATAACACACTAATTTCAATCTTGATTGTCGGGACAGTATAAGAAGAATTATCAGTGTAAAGTGTTGGGTAATGTACGTATATCACCGACGGGTCTTTGTCATGTGGGACTTTACGGGGCTGTCCTTCATCGTCTAATACTTCATTGTCAGCAACGACAGTAACATCGAGTCCTAACTCTTTTAGCTTTTCATCCAGCTCCTTTTTAAATTCTCCAAAGAAGAAATCCTGTGCTTTTTTCCCTCAAATTATGAATCTGAGTGTTAGTCTTACAACGGGCACAAGGAAGTTGTTTTACGTTTAAGAAATAGTCCCTACTTAGTGCAAGGTCAATGTCTTCACTGAAACGGTGTATGATATTCCACCCTTTACTAAGGCTTGTACCTCCTTTAAAAAGCAGGTAATCACTAATACTTGTGTGAAACATAGCATAGAGAACAGCCGTTACCCACCAGTCCTTTTCGGCAGAAGGCTCGTCAATTTGCTTGGTCTCACTTACCGTTTGAATCATAGCTTTGCGCTCATCTACGGTAAAATCAGTCCATTTAGTCATGATATTCTTTTGGTTTGTTTCGGTTAATGATGTTTCTCATCCATACAGGTGCGAGGCGCAAGTCATGTTCTATGGTCTCCTTTTCAGGGGATTCTGCTAACAACTTCGCTATCTGTCTCTCATTCTCAGGTGTTAAATTCTGCTCTCCAATACTGCGTAATGCTTGGACAATGTCCTGTATTAACTTTCCTTTGAACGCAAAATTCTTTGGTGCTCCATGCTTTAATGTGACCGTACGTTTGCCTAATGTCAGTTTCCTACTGGACCCTGTAGTCAAGAAAGTACTGTTCATTGGTACTTGTGTGGACAATCCTAATTGGTTTGCAGCAGTATCGCCAGTTGCTATTACAGCGGCTTTATCCCTTTTAGCTATCTCTCTTACCAACTCAGAAGCAGAAGGGTAGAGGGTGCCAAAGCGAGTCTTGCGAGCCTTGACATACACTCCTTTGGATATGCGTGTGATAGTTCCTTCCTTTTCAAGAATAGACAAAAGTTTCGTAACATATTCTACATCATATTCAGGAAAAGATGATACGAAGAAGACTTCTCCGAACTTACTGTGAGATATTCTGCTCTTAACTCTATCTATAACAGTACTTTGCATTATCTTTTTAACTTTTTTTTGGTCGGAATTATTGCATATTTTTCCGACTACAAAGATAGGTAATTTTAGTGATAAAACAAGCTTTTATCTAATTTTTTATGATGATTTCTGCTGAATTATGTTGTCCTTTATGGGTAAGCTAGCTGTAAAGCGGAAAGCGTAACGGGGTCAGTGGGCTGGTACGGGTGGGTGGATGGGATTTTGGGTGGGCTGTTTCTGCGATGGGTTGGAGGGGGAATGTGGGCGTATGAAATATCTTTACGGTTTTTCTTTGATGGTTTACTGCCATATAAGTGATTATGTGTTCTTTTCGGGTTTGTAACCTTTTGGAATACAAGAGGTTATGAAGAGGGTTGTAAAAGATGCCCTTTTGCGTTGTAAAAGATGCTCTTTTGCATGGTAAAAGGGCATCTTTTGATGTGTAAAAGGGCGTCTTTTACCATGCGAAAGGGCGTCTTCTGTTTTCCAATCGTGAATTTGTTTTACAATAAAACTTCCCCATCT